TGTCTTTTTTTAATTGTTTTTTCCATATATTATTCTTTCTAAGTCGTCTTTTTTATAATTTCTTTTAGTTGGGTAATTTAAATACCTCGTTTCTATGTCTCTAGCTTTTAATATATCTTCATTCCATGTTCTCTGATCTATTTTGTAGAACGTATAGAATACACCACAAAAGAAACAGACACCACATATAATAGTAATATAAAACAGCCTTTCAAATATATTTACTTTCTTCTCCATGATTTGTGTACTGCTGCGGATAGTTCTTGTGATACTACTTGTACCTCAAGAACTTGTTTGTTTGCTATGATAGGTATATAGCTGACTTTTTTAGTCGAACTACAACTTACACAGTTGTTATAACCTAGCTCGATACGAACTGGGTGAACAGTATTTCCACATTTACAGTACATTTTTTATTATATTATCAATTACTTACGTTATTTTGTTTGTAAATACCTTAAATATTCAGTATATTCTTGTACGGTTACATACTCGTCTATCTCATCTAGATAAACCATATTATCTATTTGTTTCATAATTTAAAAGTTTTTAAGTCATATTTCTCGTTATTTCCACGCCATATTTTACTGTATGCAGCTTTATATTGTTTAGGAAACGATTTTTTTTGACTATGCTTTACATATCTATATTCTCTATTTGTCAAACCAGAGCAGCTTCCGTTGATTCTTAGAAGCTCTCTGTGTTGATGGTTGCGAGCTTTTCTTTTATTTGAAACATACTCGCATAATTCTTTCATATTAGTAACTACCATTGTGGAGGTTTTTCTACAAATGTTAGACCTTTATAGTTAAACCACTCTGATTTACCAAATTTGTATTGGTCGTTACCATCTTCATCTTGACCAAGATATTTTTCTTTGAAGCCAAATGATGGAGGTAGATCACCAACGTTGTAACCTTTATACTCTATTCCGTTTAAGAATATTGTATTTTTACCTTTAAATTTAATTGTGTTCATAAGTTTTTTATTATATTATCAATTAGTTGTTGTATTTTATTTGTAATAATTAGAATTAAATCTTTTATAATAGTTATATTCAATCATTTCTAATTGTTCTTTGTTTAATTTAAAGAGTTCAACTCTCTTGTCTCTTCTTGCTTTTGCAAATCTATATAAATCTCTTTTCATATTAGTATATTTTTTTAACGTATATTTCTTCATTAGCTGCAGCGAGATGTTGTCGCCATTGCCACTCACGCTTGCGATATTCATAGTCTGTACACCATTTTATCCAAG